TGTAAGTATTCCATTATGATCTCTTCTTACGTGGTTTGAAACCAAGGGTTTCCATCGCAGCGACTGGAGAACCATTAACCTCGTAACCATACTTCTCAGAGTAGAATTTGTTTCTGTGGTCAGACAGTTCAATATACTGTTCAACAGTCGCATTCTTCACAAGGAAGTTGACCCACGACTTCCAAGGTTTTGAACCATACTTGAATCGTGCGATGAACGTGCGTTCTGGCATACCATGCCAAGATGGGTGACAGTTCGGAGATACTTCCTCCATAGTGCGTGAACCTTCAAACTCACCTTGGTACATAAGGTACATACCATCCCAACTGAACTTCTCTTTATCAAATCTAGTCATATCAATTACCTTTCTCATTATCAATACAAGTATTATACAGTCTACGGCAATGTTTGTCAACACTTATTTTCAAAAAAAGTAAAATAAATTAGTACTTGACAAAAGATGCTATATACTGTATTATGTGTACATTAATGAGGAATTTATATGAAACTAACACCAGAAGACGCTCGATATGCAGCGAGTGTATTTAACGATTACTTCGGAAAGATCGATGACATCGCAGAATACAATAAAGGCATCAAACTAGAACGTATTGCGGATATGCCGTTCACTTTGCCTGGCATGGGCCCCGAAGAAGACTTCTTCACAGACTTCGATATGCACCCATCTGAAATGAACTTTACAGTTGATTCTATGCCAATGGATGCATTTCATCAGTACCTAGAGATAACGACTTCTGCACCAGTAGAGAAGTCAATTCCAGGCAAACAGTTAAATAAAATTGTACGTGAAACCAACACTGGTAAAATCGTAGGTATGATTCGATTCGGTTCTCCTACTATTAATAGCAGACCACGTAATGAACTCCTTGGTAAACCACTTGACACAATGAGTCCCGAAGTCATGAAACGATTTAATGATTCTGTGATAATGGGTTTTGCGATTGTTCCTGCTCAACCATTTGGGTTCAACTACCTCGGTGGTAAGTTACTCGCAGCAATCTGTTGTTCTCACGAGATACGTGAAGAACTCAACAAGAAGTACGATGCAAACATCTGTATGTTCGAGACAACCAGTCTGTATGGTTCTACCAAAGCATTGTCTCAGTATGATGGTATGAAACCTATGCTTCGTTTTAGTGGGTTGACAGACTCTAAGTTTTTGCCACTAATCAACGATGGTATTTTCAGAAACCTAAACACATGGTTCGAAGATAAGATGGGTGAACCACTTGTGCCTGTAGATGCCTCATCACGTAAACTAAAATCACAAACCAAAATGGTAAGTATCATCAAGTCATCTCTCCGAGGTGAAGAGGGTTATGATGAGTTCTGTAAAACCCTAGAACACGCATCAGGTCTTACGCAACAAAAACGCAGTTTCTATTCTCACTTTGGGTACGAGAACGTAGTCCCATATCTGAATATGGAAACCGACACATTAGTCAAGAAAGAAAACTATGATCGTTTCTATCTTGATAACCAAATCGATTGGTGGAAACGTCAAGCAACCAAACGATATAACAAGTTGAAAGGACAAGACGGAATCCGTACAGTTCTAGAGACTTGGAATACAAAAACAGATATTGACATTATTAGGTAATTTATTATGAATACAGCATTAATTGAAAAATATGGTAAACGAGTAACTGTCCAGAACTCTCTATGGGGTGAAGATGTGGTAACCGACTGGAGACCGAACGCTGGAGAATCCGCTTGTCTATCAGGTAGACTGTTTGAAGATGTCACAGAAGATGTGTTGAAGTCTAATTCTAATATAAGAAATATTAGTAGGAGACCTAAGTTCAAGTGTCATTTTGGATTAGAAAGGGAAGGAGATTTCGAACTCCTATATAAAGATACTGTGGTTCATGTTGAATGTAAACAGTTAGGTAACGCAGAATCACACTTTGATAAACTATCACACGTCTTTATGAATTTAATATGTGGTTGTTACGGAAAGAATTTTTGGTTAGTGTATGACTACAATAAAGATGGTAACAAGTCAACAACAAAGAAAATCAGACACCTCGAAGAAAGATGTAAGGTGATCAAAGAACAAGTCTCATTACAGGGCATAACTTTTGAGTACATGACTCTAGAAAAGTTACAAAAAAACGCTTGACATTCTCTGTTTAGTATGTTACTATATAAAAACAATGCGGAATTAGTATAATGATTACGTTAGGTGTCCAACCTAAAGATGGAGGTTCAAGTCCTCTGTTCCGCTCCAATCTCTCTCTTACCCCTCTTCGGAGGGGTTTTTATTGCCCATAAAAAAAGGGACTCCGAAGAGTCCCTCTAAAATGTGGTGAGTTAACCTCACTCTTATTTTTGTGTATCTTATGATAAGATGTCAGTAACCTTAAAGATACGGTAGTACTGGTTAGTCTTAGCAGTTGCAAGACCGTCAGTAGGTGTAGAACCCACAAATGGGTTAGACGCCATACCATAACGAGTTTTGAACCCGATACGTGGTTGGAAGTCATCTTCACCAACTGCTTTAACCATTTGTAATGGTACATATGGGCAGTAGAATACACCTGAGTCATATGGGTTAGTACCCTTATAACCTACAGTTACGTAGTCAGTGCTTGCATATGGGTCGATGTATACTTTGATGCGACCGTTAAGTAGACCAGCAAAAGTATTACCAGTATCATCTACTTGTAGGTTGTTCGCAAGAGCAGGACTGTAGTCCAAAGTACCAGCAGCAGCAAGTGCAGTAGCAACATCTGAAGAACAGATAAGTACGTTACCTTTACCACGGCGAGTTTCTTTAGCGATTACGTTTGCTTCACGATCGATCTGTACACCAAGACCTTTGAACTTCTCAGCAGACCAACGACCATCAGTGTCATTTAACATACTGAAGACACCTTTATTAGTTACGTTAGACTGTTGAGCACCGCCTTTCGCCTGAGAGTTGATAGTACGGATAACTTCACGGTTGATTTCAGCAAGAATCTCTGTAGACAGAATGTTTGCTAATTCTGTTTCAGCATCAAGACCGTGGATTGCTTTAAGGTCTTGTGCAAGTTCTAGAGTGTATTCTGCTTTCAATGCACGTGATTTAGCAGTAACAGTTTGACGTTCGATTGTGAAACCCATTTCACCGAATGAAGAACCACCAGTACGACCAAGTGCTTCACCATCTTCAGTAGGCATACCACCAGCAGCAAGTGCGGTTGCACGAACGCCTTCACTGTCGAGACCACTCCAACCTGATGCACCACCTGCGCCACTAGCAGCATGAGTACCAGATGAATCACCAGAGAATTTAGTGTCTGCTTCGTTAAATAATGCTTCAGTATTAGAAGTAGAACCACCACTGTAACGTGATTTCATTGCGAAGATAAGACCAGTTGGGCCATTCATAGGTTGAACACCACACACATCATAAGCGATGAGATTAGGCATTGCACGGCGTACTAATGAGATTAGTACTGGGTCAAAGTTGTTAGCTGAACCAACGTTGTTTGCAGGAGCAGCAGCGTTTTCAGTCATGAAACCTTGAGAAGCAGCACGTTCTTCTGAGATTGCTTTCTCTTGGTTTTCTGGGATTGCAGCGGTAACTGCACGTCTGTGATTGTCGGTGATTGCACCGGCAGACTCTTCGTTAAGAACTGGAGCCCACTTTTCGATTAAATTATCGTAAGATTGCATTTTGGAAATTCCTTATTATCGTTTAGGTGTTGTTTTGCGAATAGTTTGAAGATATTGTTCCATTACAGAAGATACTTCAACTTCAGTATCAGCGTCTTCTACAATTGATTCTACTTCTTCAGAACTAGTAACTTCTTTTGCGAAGTGTGACTCGATGATTGTTTGGACTTTAGATTCAAAAGAATCATCAAAATCAAAACCTTCAACAAGCGACTTCAATTTAACTACTTGAGTTTCTGCAAGGTCACGTGACGCTTCTCTGATAACAGATTCACGTTTGTAATCTTCCAACTCAGCAGCAGTTTCGATTACTCTCTGAGTGCTTTCGTTGAGTTTAGTTTCTAACTCTTCGACAGACTCAGCAAGTTCGTCAACTAGGTCTACCTTAGACTCTGGTACGTCAATGTAAGACTCTGAGAACAGGTCTTTCATTTTGTCCATGAAAGTTTCAGCGATTTCAGTACGGAGACCGTTCTGAATTGCAACTTGATTACTTTCCATCCAAGATTCAACTACATAGTTCAGGTAGCTGTCTACTTTCTCTACAAGTTCTGCCTTAGTAGAAGATACTTCTTCTGCTAACTCTTCCTTGTACTGTGTTTCTAAACGATCAACTTCTTCTGACAATTTAGATTTTACAGCTGATTCAAAAATTACTGCGGTTTTAGCTTTGAACTCATCACTGAGTGTAGCTTCAGACTCGACTAATGCATCTAGTTCAGCAGCAGTGTCAACACTTGTTTCAGCGATGACTTCATCTGTACCCATATCTACTGACTCTTCAACACCACAAACTGCTTCATAAGCAGCTGAAATAGTTGCTTTATTAGATTTCAAGAGTGATGCGTTGATTGCACTAACCATACCCGCTTTAGTTTTTGGAGCAGGAGCTTTCTTAACGGCGTCAGATGCTTTCTTTACAGATGCGATAGACTCGTCTTCGCCTTCTGTACCTTCTGCAACTTCGGTCGTTTCTTCGAGAGTTTCTTCCACAATGTCGTTAATTTCTTCATCGTGAAGTGCAACTTCGACTTTAGTTTCTTCAGTCATAATTGACTCCTTACATATTAGATTTGATTAACGAGAGGAAATTTTTGAACTCTCGAACACTTGTCTCATATAAGACAGTTTTCGGAGCGTTTTTAATTTCAGTCTCCATTTCTTCAATTACTTGAGGTTTCAAAACACCGTTATTCCAAACCCAGTCTACACCTTCCATTATACCATTAACGAAAGCTTCAGGTGCGCTAGGGTCTTGTACAATGTCAACAGTACTAAGAATAAAGTCGTCTTTCACGACCATTGCGCCATTTCGGTTCTCAAGACTACCCATACCACGAGTTGACACTCCTAGTTGAACACCGCCATCAAGAAGACCTTTAACAATCTTACCCATCGGAGTATCCAATATTTGTGCCTTTCCTACCACATCATTTCCCTCAAACTTGAGGTCTGTGATGAGATGTGAAACTTTATCCAAGTTAACAGTCGGCCCTTCGGGGTGATTCAACTCACCTACGGCACGTTTCTGACTAACTTGTTCTTGAACGTACTTGTCTACCGCTTTCTCCATAATTGGTTTAGGGTAGACACGTCCGTTACGATTCTTCTTATCTGCCTGTGCGAAAACACCTTCGATGACATAGTTCTTCTCGCCATTCTCTTTCTTTTCAACAAGACAGGATAGAGTATTATTATCCGTAAATTCTGTAATTAACTTCATTAGGTCAATTCCTTTATTACCTTGGTTGCAGATTTCTCTGCATCCTTTTGTGACTTGAAGGCGTCCAAACGATCACCATCAATATATACCACAAAAGGTAGAGTCCCCTTCTCTTTTACAATGAGAACAGGGATACGTTTAATCTTTTTATCAAAGACTACTTCACCTTTCGGTTTCTTTTTTAGTTCGGACAGGATTTCTTTATAAGATTTCATAGTATTATTTATACAAATTAATATTTATAAAATTAATTATTTTTGTAGAAACCCCGCCTTTGGTGGTGCTGGTCTACCACTCTTAAACATATTCGGATTAGTCGCTAGATGACTCGGTAACTTACCCTTTTTTATCAACTTATGTAAGAGTATCTGTAACTCGTGTGGGTCTACTCTAAGTTGTCTAGCGATCTTTGCTATTCCTGCCGAACCTTGTTTTGGATTTTTCTTTCTCCAGTCAAGGTAATAACGGAGTGCTTTCTTATAAAGCATCCCCTTTACGCCAGGAATTTTCACAGCGATATCTGTCGGAATCTGAATAGACTCCATGATTGCTTCATCAATATCTTCATCAGTTAGAACTTCAATTAAATCAAATTCTTCTGTGAATGTCTTGAAACTAATCATCTACTTCCTCGTCTTCTGATGTGACTTCTTCTTCCTCTTCGACACCATCATCTAACTCAACTTCTTCATCTTCAATATCTTCAATATCATCGTCTTGGTCGTTGAAGATTGCTTGTGCAGTCGCAATACGTTGTGCTTCTAGTGCATCTGCCATTTTGTCTTGGATAAGACTATTGAAAGAACCCTCTGCCTTGTTTAGATCACCATCAGTGATTTGATTGATTAGGTTTTCTACCGCAGTAGGTTCTACAACTTCTTGTTCTTGATTTTCTACTTCACTCATTTACATATCCTCATCTTCGTCTTTCACGGAGTTTTCCGCTTCGACTTGTTGTTTCATTTCTTCGATGTCCTCATCAGACATCATCATTACGTTCTTCATTGCCCACTCACGTGAGAAATACTCACCAACATACTGTGACACTTGGTCAAGAGTTTGCAGTCTGTTCTGTAACAGTTCTGCATCCTTTAACTCAGTAAAGTGGTTGTCTCTCTGGAAGTCTACCGTAACATATCCTTTCCAAGTCTCCCAATCCTGTTCGGTAATAATACCTTTTAGAATTAGTTGTTTCTTCAGAATACCAGTAAACAATGCAGAGAATCTTCTACGAAGTCTGTCAATAAACTTCTGGAACTTAACCTCGTCCCTTCCGATTTCGGTTGACCTACCTAGTGTAAACTGTGCTTCTTGTTCCAAACGAGATACAGGCACATTCAGTGAACGATACAATCTCTTCTGGAAGTAGATGATATCATCGATCTGACCAAGGTTTTCACCGCCAGGCAGTGTACTTATCTCTGTACCACGACCACCCTCTCTACGAGGTAACCAGAAGTCTTCCAACATAGACATATGTTTGCGGTCATCTTTCAGTTGACCTGTGTTCGAATCGTAAACAATCTTATTACGATAACGAGACATAATGTCCTTCATGTAGGATTCTGATTTATTGCGAGGCATATTACCCACGTCAATATAGAAGATTCTACGTTCAGGCGCACGTGCAAGACGATAGATTACAAGAGAGTCTTCCATCATGCGTAATTGGTTAATTGGTTTCAGTGCCTTGTGTAGGTAGGACACAACCTGTTTCTTACTAGGGTCTAACAGACCACTAGAAACATATGAGATACTATCGGGAGAAAGTCTTACACCTTGATTGGTTCCTGCTTTCTCTTGATAGATATAAAATTCGTTGACCTTCTCGACAACCTTTGCGCCTGAGATAGGGTCTTTTTTATAGTTTACTTCCTTTACTTTACGAATCT